TGAATCGGTACGAGCAATACATGGAGGACAAGCGGCTGAAGGCCCTGGCTGACATGAAGCCCTTGCCAGACGTGCCGCCACAATGGGCAACCAGCGACGTAACGTTCCGCTTCAGCGACTACGGTTACATGAATTTTTACAAAAAGCCGGTGGGCTACACGGCTATCATTATGGGGTTATAAATGAATCGCTACGAACGACACCTGAAGCAACTGGCGGCAGAGCCCAGCTTCGCCTCCGTTACGGCCTGCAAGCTAGGCAAGTGGGCCATGTTCGCGCTGCTTATCGCAGCCCCCTTTCACGCGTCGCAGTACGGCGCAATCACAGGACACCACGATGACTGACACCAACTTTCTGTTCCTCGACATCGAAACGACCGGCCTGCCAACCAGGCCATCGCAGCACCACATCCTGGAAATCGCCGCCGTACTCGTGAACGACGAGTTCGACCAGCTGGGCGAGCAGTTCCACGCCGTAGTGGCCAGCGCCGAGCCCATCATGGCTTGGGACAAGTGGTGCCGTAGCCAGCACGTCAAGAGCGGGTTGGTGAACGACCTGTACCTGAGCGGCATCACTATCGGCGACGCCGCGCAGCACTTCGGCAGCTGGCTTCGCAACCTCATCAAGGAGCTGAAGCTGGAGGCCAAGAAGATTCAAATCGCCGGCAGCTCCGTCCACTTCGACATGAGCTTTCTGAGCCAAACGCCAGGCATCGCCGAGCCCCTGGCTGCTCTCTCGCACCGCATGTTCGACACGAGCACCCTGCGTACGGCCTTCAAGGTCGCCGGGCATTACGACGCTGTGAAGCTCAAGCAAACATCAGAAGATGTTGCACACCGAGCCCTAGATGATGTAAGGTACGACATCGAGCAAGCACGTCTCATGGTGAGCGCGCTGAAGCCCGGAAAGGACGAAGCCCAGTGAAGCGAGTTCAAAACGAGAAGAAACACAAGCTCCGTGACGCAGTGACCGTTCAAGAGGAGGGTCAGTCAGGGGCAACAATCTTCATTCGTTACCCAAGTCGTAAGTACCTCGACGAGTTGGTCGGCCTGACCTGCACCCCCGACATGCTGGTGAGCAAGCATCGCCACGACTTCGTGACATGTAGCTGCGGCAACCTACATGTCGACGGCGGCAAGGACTACATCAAGCGCGGTGTGCGCGACGGCTGGGACTCCGTGGAAGAGCTTAGCGAGGCGGCAGAATGAGTCGCCAGCACACCTGGTGGAGGCCAAGCCAGCGGCGTAACACCAAGAGCTTCCACTGGTTCATTTGCACTTTCTGCGGCCTTGTGCTACTCAAGAATGCCGCGACCCAGAAGCTTGTCAAGCAGGGCTGTAAGGGCGCAGAACAGGAGGACGGACAATGAAATTTACAGCAGAGTTTTTGCGAGAAGTTGACATGCTGCACGAGGAAAAAGTCGGTACGAGCCGCTGGGCCATTGAGTATGAAGGTGTGTTTGAGCATGAAGGAAAGCTGTATGGCACTGGCTACAGGCGCGGAACGGGTGACGAAGGTGAGCGGCCTTGGGAATATCTAAAGGCGACAGATGAAGTTGAGTGCCCGGAGATGGAGAAGTACGAAAAAACCGTCGTTTCGTATCGGGTGAAGAAATGAACTGGGATACAAAGCAAAAGAAGTAGAATTGGTAACCTACGACATAGGTTGCAAGGCGGACCTGAAAGGTGTAGGGTAACAGCATGAACCGCTACGAACGCTTTCTTGACAAAGAGCGCCGTGCCAAGGTCGAGCAAGAGCTGGCCAAAGAGTTGAACGAGTTTAGGTTGACTAAGCCGGTTGACCACACGTGGAGAATGAAAGATGGTCGCGTAATACGCGTCGCACTCATGGATAACGAGCACTTGATGCGAGCAATCTCTTTTTGCTATCGTACAGGTAGAAGCCTAGCTAAGGTAGGTATACTAAAAATTGAGGCGCGTAAGCGCGGGCTTATATGAATCGTTACGAACGACACTTAAGAGAGAAAGGACTGGACGTAAGGCTTCCAGGAAAAATGATGCTTATAAGAGACTTAAAAATCGGTGAGCGCTTTACATTTGACAAGGTTCATCACCCGACGGCAGCGCCAGGCTCGTACAGGGTTATTCGGGTACCCTCCATGCCGGGTGAAAGATACATACTGGACGGTAACGGAATTGCCATTGGCGATGAACACGTGGTGCTGGTATGAACACCAACTTTTGCTGGTGGTGCAGCCGCTCTTTTGAGAACATCATCCACAAAACCACAGTGACTGTACACGGTTATGAGCATGCGGTTCATAAGGCTTGCGCTGCGAGCGAATCCATGTATAATGAGCAGCATCAATTGACCGCGCAGCTGCGGCAAAAACAGGAGAAGACAGATGAAGATTGAACGCGCAAAGAAGGAAGAAGTGGTCGTGGCGAAGTCCGTAATCAGTGAGCTTAGTGGAGGCACCGTCTTCAAGGTGGGAACCAAGCTGTTCCTCAAGGTTCAAGACGATGTCTATGACACTACCGCAGTCCGGCTGACGACTGGAGAAGTCGAAGAGTTCAGCAGCGACGATTTGGCTGACGAAGTCGTGGAAGGCACCTTCAACTACGCGTAAGGAACGCACACCATGCCCTCACCCTCCTCACGACCGTATAGCCCTGGAACCGTCGAACGGTGGGCAAAGCTGTTCAACAGCTACGACCCAAGTCTGCCGGGGAACAACCCACTGTACGAGCGCGAGGAGGTTCTCTGGGACCCGGTTGCTCTTAGCGACCTGATGGGCCGGGCGTACCCCGGCAAGGGCTGGTACGTCAGCCAGAGCGCGCTGAACGTGGCGCTGGCCCTGGGGCCGAACCGCTTCGGTCTGCATGAAATCGCCTGCAAGCAGTACAACACGAACAAGGACAGCTTCTTGTGGGCGCGGCTCAGCGTCGTACAGCACCAAGCTCCCGTACTCAAGGACACTGCGGGCAACCCCGCCTACGAGGACAAGGTGACGGCTGGGCTTATGAAAGACGCGCTCAAGACCCACGGGCGCACCAACTGTAACCGCTGTGCAAGTTACGATTTGAAGATGGTTAGGACAACTCTAGTATGTCAACGCTGTAAAAATATCGTTGGTGGTTTTTGAAAATTTGTGGTATATGTAAAAAGCGTTTGAGCAGGGCAGCTTTCTCCTTTAGAGCGCGTTCACCAGACGGCGTACCTTATGCCTGTAAAAAGTGCTTGAACAAACAAGCTAGGAAATACAGAAAGTCTGTACCAAAGAATGTCATGCAAAAGAGGGAACGCGCGGCCTCTCTTTGGCGTAGATATCGCATACGTATAGAGGAGTTTGACAGGTTACTAGCCGAGCAGGGTGGTATGTGCTACCTGTGCAAAGTCCAAATGGATAAGAAGAAAATATGCGTTGACCACAGCCACCAAACAGGAAAAGTACGTTCTCTATTGTGCAGTAAGTGTAATATTGGTTTAGGCTTTATGGAAACTAGCGGCCTGCTGTGGGTGCGAACTGCTGAAGAATATTTACAAGAGCACGGAGATAGCGTAGACTTTGTAGGGGCAATGAAATGACGGCAAAAACTTTGAATATTGTGCCCACACAGCTACCGCGTGGTATCTGTTGGGTGACCAACAAACAGCGGTTCAGGGTCAAGATACGACGCCAGAGGCGCGACTACTGGGGCGGGGAGTACAAGACGCAGGCTGAGGCCCTGGAAGCTCTCGCGGATTTGCACCGTATACTAAAAGATACACCGCAGTTGAAGCGGGGGCGTAAGGGTTACGCGTATAGCAAGAACCCCCGAACAGTAGCCGAGTAGGACTCAAAGTTATCTACGCGCGTGATGCGCACGTAGGCCCGGTCACCCTGCGCTGGACGAGTAATGAGCGTGCCGTTGCCGTTCATGTTTAGCGCAGCGCCGCTGTTTTGATAGCCCTGCAATACCAAATCCTGAGTCGTGCTTTCCTCAAAACCGAGCAAAATTAGGTCGTTCTGGGTGTACCACCCCCCAATTGGGTTGGCAGCGATTTCCTGAGCGGCGTGACGCGTACCACCAGAACTGGCGATGTAAAGACCGCGCCCGCCCGTCGCGCTGGCGGCCCAAGAGCCGTGAACTTCGATGTCAAAACGTCCTGGCTTTAGGATGCTGAGAATTGTTGGTGCCCCTGCGCTCCAAGAAAATACGCCCTGTGCTGGGTCAGTTGGCCCTTCGTCAGAAATACACACGCCACCCCAGGTGAGTGTTGTCAAAGACCCGTTCGCCACACTCTGTGAGGCAGTCATAACAAGCGCCATGGTCTCCCTGACGGGCATGTTGAATTTCGGTGTTATCCCAAGCTGACCATCCGTTCGTGATAGGTCAAGTGCAAAGCTCAGGAGCCCCAAAGCGGGTGTCTCGGTGCTGTCGGTCGCGATAACCACAGAGTTCGTAGGGATAAAACCGATAGGCAGCTCGTCGCGTCGCGGGTTGCTGAATAGGGTTGCGGCGTTGTGCGTAACGTTTAGCTCGACATATTCCAGCTTGTTGTTGATGGCGTCGATGTTGTCCGAGGTGCGTTTGTTCCAGAACAGCACGTTCTCTAGAACCAGGCGCGGAATGATTGGCGGTCGACGGATGTTGGCAAAACCCACTTGACGGCCCTCCTAGGATAGGGTATTTAGGTAGGCATGGATACACCCATCAAGCCGATTGCAGAGTGTTTCGACGCCGTGTACAAGCCCAAGAAAAGCCAGGGCGAGATGGAGCTGGAAATCGACCAGCTTAAGCGTCGCATCGACTCCATGAAGGCCAAGGAGCAAGAGTTCAAGCGCTTCAAGAGCCGCTATCAGGACGCTCTGCAACACAGCCTGTCCTGCACCGAGCTGTCGGAGCGTGACGAGCGCGAGGCACGTCGCCTGCGCCGGGCGCTGTTCGAGATTGCGTACGCGAAGGAAGATTTCCGACGCAAGGCAATCATCAAGTACGCAGAGAAGGTCCTCAACGGCCTTGGGTACGAGACCCCCTAATGCGGTTCAGTCTGACACAAGGCAAGGTTGCTGAGGTAGACGAAGGCGACCTAAAGAGGCTTGCAGCACACAAGTGGTACGCAGCCTTCAACGGTACTCATTGGTATGCTCGCACAGCCATAAACCGAACGAAGGTTTATATGCACAGGTTCCTAATGAATCCGGGAGACGGTTATCAGGTCGACCACATAGATGGAAATACGCTGAACAACTGTCGCAACAACCTGCGCGTTTGTACTAATCACCAGAACCGCATGAATCAAAAGAAGCGACCAGGAAGGTCAAAATACAAGGGCGTGATTTGGTTCAAGCAGACAGGTAAGTGGCAGGCCTGCATAACGCTCAACAAAAAGAAGCGCCACCTCGGCTATTTCTTTTGTGAAAAAGAAGCTGCTAGGGTATACAACAAGCAGGCAAAGAAGCTTTTCGGGCGTTTTGCCCGTCTAAACGAGGTAGAGGATGAGTGAATCGAGCGAAAAATACATGACCCGCCTCCAAGAGGCCATCGAGGAAGACACCGCGTCGCTCCTCGCCGTCTTCAAGCCGTGTATGGAGGCCCTGGCTGCTCTCGACGCCGCCCCATACTTCAGCGAGGAGGCGAAGTACAACGCCACCAAGCGCATGAAGAAGTTCATCCAAGACGTTTGGGCCGGTGTGCCCAATCAGTACAAGCCGGTCGTGGAAGACCTAGTGCAGCAGGCTCTCTTCCCAGCCGAGAACCCACCGAGCCCGCTGCTGTCTGAGGAGCCTGTGGCAGAAACCACGACTCCCGAAGGGAACGAATAATGCGTACCATTGCCACAATCCTCGCCCTGTCCGGTCTTTCTAGCTGCGCAACCTTTGGTCTTGACCAAACGCCGCGCGTAACAGGCTTCTCCGGCCAAGTTGCGTGTTGCGTGAAGGTTTTCGAGAACCAGTACCGCACAGACTTTCAGTGCGGCACGTTCAAGATTGAGCGCGCCAGCAACTTTGTGGTGTTCCCACAAGAATGCCGCTACATCGAGCGGGAAGAAGTCAAAAAGGGAGTCATCCTGTGAGCGACGAACATCTGCACAGCTACAGCTCCATCTTCAACGTCGGGCATCGCGCGGTCATTGAGCTGCTTCAGGGTCCGGTCATCATTGAAGAGAAGGTCGACGGCTCCCAGTTCAGCTTTGGTGTGTTCGGCGCGGAGCGAGAGCTGCAAATTCGCAGCAAGGGCTCTGTCATCATTCCCGATGCGCCGCCAGGCCTGTTCAGCAAGGCGGTCGAGTACGTCAAGAGCATCCAAGCCCTGCTCAACCAGGACTGGAGCTACCGGGGCGAGGTGTTGGCCGAGCCCAAGCACAACGTGTTGGCGTACGAGCGTGCCCCAGAGCACAACGTCATCATTTGGGACATCGACCGTGGCGGTCAGAACTATCTCCAGCCCAGCGAAAAAGCCGAAGAGGCGAAGCGTATTGGGCTGGAGTGCGTGCCGCTGCTTGGCGTTGGCGAGATAGTCAACCCAGCAGCACTGCGCAACTACCTGGACCGCACGTCGATTCTGGGCGGTCAGAACATCGAAGGCGTTGTCATCAAGCCAAAGGACTACGACAAGTTTGGCACGGACAAGAAACTGCTCATCGCCAAGTTAGTGAGCGAGGACTTCAAAGAGGTCCATCGCGCCGAGTGGAAAATGGAGCACGGCGAGAAAGGAGGGCGCGACATTCTCGGCATCCTGGGCGCGCAGTACGCGACCCCAGCTCGCTGGAGCAAGGCTGTCATCCACCTCAAGGAAAAGGGCCTCATCGAGGGCACGCCGCGCGACATCGGCAAGCTGGTGAACGAGGTATGCCTGGACGTAGAAAAGGAATGCAAGCAGGAAATCATGGAGCAGCTGTATGCCTGGGCCTGGCCACATCTAAAAAGAGCGCTTGTTAGAAACTTACCAGAATGGTATAAGGAACAGTTAATGAAAGAGGCTTTTGAAGGTGGAAATAGTACTAAGTAAAGGTCACGTAGCGCTGCTAAGCGATGAAGACTCTATGTTAGCAGAACATAGGTGGTGCTCAGACACGCGCACAAACGGACGCGTGTACGCAAAACGAACAGTTACTGTCTCTGGTAAAGCACATAAAATCTATCTTCATCGAGTTGTACTTTGTGCAGGTAGTGGCGATATTGTTGACCATATAAACGGTAACACGCTGGACAACAGAAGGGAAAACCTGCGCATAGTGTCAGCCAGCAAAAATCAGCTAAACCGAGGCACACAAAGAAACTCAAAAACCGGTGTTAAGGGAGTCTCCTGGCATCAGGCAAGACGAAAGTTTCGTGCAGAGCTACAGTTTCTCGGTAAAAAGAGGCACCTGGGTTATTTTCTGAGCCTGCAAGAGGCTGAAGAAGCCTATGTAAAAGCCGCTAAGGAGCTTACATGAGCTGGTGTGACGCTTACCGTAGTCGCCCTGAGCACATTTTTGTTGGAGCTAAGGACACGTGGCAGACAGAAGTCGTGGCATCACTTAAAGCAGGCGCATTCTGGGCGCATGAGCAAACTACGGAAAGTGGTGATGAGATTCAACGCATTTACTCTACTCAACGACGGCGGTATGAATCAGACCCAGGAGCAAAAAACCAGCCCAGACTGTTTCTAACAGACAGGCAGTGGTGGCTGTATTCACCGAGGTTTCATTACGTAAGTGCGCACCTGGTTGCTGAGATTGGGTTTCCAGAAACTGTCCTAGAGCAGTGTTTACCAGAGCGAAACATTGACTGGCTGTACCGTTACGGGTCCGATGCCCGTGGACGCCTCCTACCCAGGCTGGCCAAGGCGATAGCGGGCAGCGACGCTGGCAGCGACATGATGGCCTCCCGCATCGAGGGCGCGAAGTATCTGGAGGAGGTGTACGGCGAGCTGGTGCCGGCCATGGTCTACTGCATCCCCCAGTACGACAACTTTCCGCCCGGCGCACTGCTACGCATGCCGCGTGCCAGCTTCGAGAGCCGCCTGCGGTCATTCCGCATGAAGTACGAGTTTCCAGACAAGCTGACAGCCCAGAACATGACCGAGTACCTGGTGGCACTGGGCATCGCCGAGCACACCCACAACTACTACCTGCGGTTCGCGACCCCGTTCGCGGCAGGACTGCTTCACTTAAAGAATCAGTTGACACACGATGCCATCCGTGCTAGGTTGAAAGAGAAAGGATAGGAATCCATGAAGGCTGTTGTCTACGCTGCTATGGGCCTGTTTTTGTTCGGTTTTTCTGCCATAAAATGTCTGGATGCGTACCTGGACTATACGGACGAGCTAGTCAACGAGAAAGCGCAGCACGCGTTTTGTGAGGAGAACATGGAGGCACTTCTTAGCCGGGGAGAGTGGCTATGCACAGACTACCAGAAGAACGGTGGCCGGTGTACCTACCGCTTCGTGCCCAATGCCAAGAAGACAAATAAGTTGCCAAGACACACCTTTCAGGCTAAGGTAAAGAAATGACGGCGATTGCTTACCTACGCGTTTCTACTGAAGCTCAGACTGAGGGCAATGGCCTTGACCAGCAGCGCCGCTCGATTTGCGCGTTTGCAGCAGCCACGGGCCTGACCATAGACGAGTGGGTGATTGACGATGAAAGTGGTACGACGGAAGAGCGTGACGGAATACAGCTTCTCTTGGCGCGTCAAGACGTTGGCACTCTTGTCTTTGACCGGATTGACCGTCTCGGTCGCACTCTCATGGTATCTGAATCCCTGTTCGGAAAGTTTGCCGCGCGCAATGTTCGCCTGGTGTGTGTGGCACAGCATCTGGACGACTCTCCTGTCGGACGACTGACGCGCCAAATCATGGGTGCGTTCGCAGAATATCAACGCAGCGAAATGCTCTCTCGCCTGGGCGCTGCGAAACGGGCCGCGAAGGCTAGGAAGGGTACATATGGGGGCGGTACAGTTGCTTATGGGTTTCGTTCCGTGGGCGGTGGAAAACTGGCCACTAGTGATGGTGACGCTGCTATGGTCCGCCGTTGTCACGAACTCGCGGCGGGGTCCGCCACCACCTCCCTCCGAGCCATTGCGGCCCGCCTAGAGGCTGAAGGCTTCCGCACGCGCAAGGGCACCGTCATCGCCCCGACCCAAGTCAAACGCATTCTCGACCGAAAGGATGTCTACCAAGGACGACGTAACGTCGGAAACGTCCCGCTTGATGCGGGGGTAGCCCCGGCGCATGAGGTGATTCTCAATGAGCAAGAAAGAAGTACGGCCTGACCCACTTTGGCTACGCGCCATCAAAGAGCCCGCCGCAAAGGCCTGGCTGAAGAAGCACAAAGAAGAATTCCCCACCGAAAGCTTCCTACCTGACCGCATCGCGTTCAAGGACAAAATCGTCCTGGCGCGCGAGAAGGTCGCCGCAATCGTCTCAGACGGCATGCCCTACGAAGACCCTGACCAGCAAGAGCTGGCTCAGCTGGTGCTCAGCTGCACGCCGCGCATCATTGCCAAGACGCTTCGCATCACGCGGCGCGAGGCGTATCTGCGCATTCGGGCTCTGAAGCGCACCGCGCTACGCAAGTGGAAGCAGAAGCGTGCAGCCTCCATTCTGGAGCGTGCCCGCAAAGGCCCCAGCATCTACGAGGCCCCAGAGGGGGTTGCGCTCCAGACCGTCAAGTTCACGCGCGGCGAGCGCGAGGACTACGCCTATCAGGTGGCCTTCAAGAGCGGCCCGGCTTGGCTTGACTCAGCCGGCGTGCGCTTTTCTGACGACGTGCAAGACGTGTTGAACAACCTGGACAGCTACGGCGGACAGTTCGAGGTCTTGGAGGTCTACAATGGGAAAGCGTAAGAAACCACCAAAGCGGTTGGTTCTCGCGTTTGACCCAGGGGCCTCAGCGGGCATTGCGCTCTACAAAGACGGCACGTTTGTTGGCTCAGCTTCAGTTAATGGGACTAGCCACCGGGCGCTTATGCGAGCCGCTTCAAACCTGATAGAGGCTGCGTCAGGGTGGGACATTCCCTCAGAGAGTCGGCTAGCTGTCATAGAGGATGGCTTTGGTAGAGGTATAGGAGCTAAGACACTAGACCGCCGTCGCGGTTTTTGCGCAGCAGCAGCGGAGTCGTGTGGCATTGAGGAGGTTCGGTACGTGTACCCTTCAACGTGGCACAGCCGGATGTTCGTTGCCACCGAATCTGCGGCCATGAAGTCTGAAGCAATGGCCTGGTGCAAGCAGAATTTAGATAGCTACCCGGCTACTCATGATGAGGCCGAGGCATGTGTTCTTGGGTACTTTGTGGTTCATCATGCCACCTAAAAACCCGGCTAAGTATGCCAAGAAGTGGCGCGCAAAGAACGCACAGCATTTCCGTTCTTACATGCGCAACTGGCGCAACGACAACCGGGACAAGTGCGAGGATGCGCGTCTTCGACATCGCTATGGTATTACCTTAGAGCAATACCATGACATGTTACATAAACAAGGCGGCGCATGTGCAATATGCGGCGCTGATGAGCTTCTACACGTTGACCACAATCACACATCGAAAGACGTACGTGGCCTTCTTTGCAGGTCTTGCAACCTCGGCCTAGGCAACTTCAGAGATAATCCGGCCTTTTTATCGGCTGCGATTCATTACTTGACACAAGACTGAACGCCGGGCTAGGCTTATCAAATGGAAGCAGACATCAAAGCCCTTCTAGTTGCTTATCGTTCAGCTATAGAAAACCTGACTAGATGGCGGTTAGCCATCGAAACATTACCAGACCTGGAGTTGCAGGTATCTGCACCGCTTGTGGCAAGACAAGAGTCTCGCGTACAAGCAGCAGAAACCCAGCTAAACTCCTTGCTTAAGCGAGTGGTTCACGGACATGAGTGAAACTGAATATCTGAGCCATAGTCGGGCGTACGTATATAACAAATGTAAGAAGGCTTTTTCTCTGAAGTATTTGGACAAAGTGAAGCCGCTTTCTGGGACAGTGTACCTAGATAGCTGGACAAGAATGCAGCGGGGAATTATTGGGCACAGCGCGATGGAGGCCGGTTTTCTTGGCGAGAACATCGACGACTACGTGCGCGCCAAGTTTAAAGAAAATGCCGACAGGTTTGGTGGACTGTCGACAGAGCAGGAAGCCCTTGCACCAGGAATGATTTCCGACTCTGTTGCTGTTGCCAAGGCGGCCCTTGAGTGGTTACCCGTAGAGCAGTGGGAGCCATACAAACTAAATGGAAAGCCTATGGTTGAGGCGAAGTTGGAGCTTCCGCTTCCGCACTGGAAGGGCTTTATCGGGTATGCCGACCTGGTTGCTCGTTACAAGCCTACTGGGGCTGTGTATGTGCTTGACTACAAGTTCCGTGCAAGCTTTGAGCGCGAGGATATGGACAAGTATAACAGTCAATTTGCGCTGTATCAGAAAGCGCTAAATGAACTGAGCGTGCCTGTTGTCGGAAGCGTGCTTTTCGAGCTAAAGCCAACACCCCCAGCACGTGCGCCTCGCACTGTGCGAGAGGACACAGGAAACCTTAATGGAGTACGTGTGTCAGCAGACGGACGTTTCCGACTGACCCCCACACACCGTTCTCGTGAGTTCATAGATAGTTACTGGGAGGACTTTAAGGTCCAAGCAAAGGCTATCGCCAACATACGACCAGAAGACGCTTATCGCTCAATGAGCGGTTTCAACTGCTCAACCTGTGAATATGAGCGATTGTGTATGGGAGAGTTGCGCAATGACGATGTTTCTGCTATCTTGGCTAGGCACTATAGCGTACCAAGAGAAGCTTTGCGCGTCCTTGAAGATTTGACCTAGACATAAAAAGCACAAAGTGCTAAGGAGGAGAAATGGCAATCACGATTAGAAAACTGGCCGCATCAGCAGATAAGCCTATAACAAGGAGAATTATGCTCTATGGCGACTCCGGTGCAGGCAAGACGTTCTTCGCCGGCTCGGCCCAGGACGTTGCCGACATGCAAGACGTGTTGGTGGCAAACATTGACCGCGGCGTGGCGACGCTGCTCTCGCGCGGCGATATCCAGACGACCGACATCGGCGGTGCCGGCAACCTGGAAGAATTGATTTGGATGCTCATTCGCAAGGACCCAGCCGTGGCGAGCATTCGCACGCTTGTGCTGGACGGCGGCTCTGAGCTACAAAAGCTCGACCTTCAGCAAATTGCCGACCAGGCCGCAAAGGATGACAAGGCTGATAAGCGTGACCGTGACGCGAATGAGCTGCGCGACTACATGAAGAACAAGAACCGGCTGTTGCGCGTGTTCCGCATGGCCCGGGATATCCCTGACATCACGCTTATCATCACGGCGTGGGCTCAGAAGAAGTACCCGAACGACAACAAGAACGCGGCCCCGAGTGTCATTCAACCTGACATGACGGACGCGGTTCGTAGTACCCTAGTCGGCTACATGGATGACGTGTGGTACATCACACACGATTCGGCTAAGGACCAGCGCTACCTATATACGGGTGCGATGGGTCCCGTGTTCGCCAAGACGCGTGACGCTGCCGTTGCCGCAGAATTGCAAACTGACGGGAAACCGTATATCGTGAACCCAACGTTCACCAACGTCTACAGAGCCTATCGCCGGGCCTATGATGTTGCAACCTACAAAAAGGCGAAGGGAGAGAGTGAACAGAAATGAATCCAGTTGACGCACAAGATGAGGACTTCTCGGTTGGGCTCGGAGCGGATGCGCTCAAGAGCAAGTACATCATTGACGACGGGAAGTACCAAGCCCGTTGCACCGACCTGACTCGCGCCAAGAGCAAGGCCGGCAACGAGATGTACGTCTTTGACTTCCTGGGCACCAGCGGCGACGCTGATGGCCGCGAGTTCAAGGCGCGCGTCCTGACGGACGAGCAGTACCAGTGGAAGCTGGTGAAGATTCTGGCGGCGTTCGGTATCAAGCCGATTCCGCGCCTGGATGCCCAGGGTAACCCAATCCTGGACAAGAAGGGCAAGCCAGCTCTCGACCTCCCAATCAAAAAGGGAGCCATCGTGGGCAAGGCCGTGACCCTGGACCTCGCGGTCCAAGAGTTCGGCGACGGCAAGCAATCCATGTCGGTCGAGGAGGTGCTGCCAGCGGATGAAAACGCGGCTGCGGCTCCGAGCAACGACATCCCGTTCTAAGGTTCACGTAGGGACGGATAAACCCTGAGCGTGGCGGCATGGCGACACCTGCCCTTTAAGTGGTGTGGCTCGTGGAGAGACACGTCGGTCTGACGGCACCAGTGAAGTCCGTTGGGCAAACGCGGCCAGCAACTAGCGTGACGACCCGGAGAGACGGGGTTATTGGGCGGCCGGATTAACGTGGCGCTAGTGAACGCGGCGTGTACGCGTGACAAGCCGGAGAGACGGCTATTTTTATTGGAGCTTTACTTTGCGTCTAGAAACTGAGATTCGCCAGAAAATATTAGCCTGTGAGGCTAAGGGTGATGATTGCTGGGTGTGGAGAGGTACCAAATACCCAAATGGGTACGGATACTTATACTGGATGGGCGAAAAATATGCCCACCGCCTGTCGTATACGTTCTTCAATGGCCCCATTAAAAGGGGGCTGGATGTTTGTCATACTTGTGATAATCGTGCTTGCGTAAATCCACACCACTTGTGGCTAGGGACACGCAAAGAAAATATCGGAGACTGCATACAGAAGGGCAGATTTTGTAGTGGCTCTGTTAGAGGGGAACAACAAGGGTTAGCAAAACTGACAGCAACTGATGTACGAACTGCGCGCAAGCAATATGCTACAGGAAAGTTTACTGTTCTACAGCTGGCACTAAAACTTGGTGTGTCGAGGTCAACACTTCGTTCTGCGATAAAGGGTGAAACGTGGGCACACTTGTAACCAATTCACGCGATTTTGGACCCGCTCTAGAAAAGCTAAAGTCATGTGGAGACACCCTGGTTCTCGACACGGAAACCACTGGCTTGATGCCGTTCAACGGTGATAAGCTATGTGCGATTCAGATTGGGCCAGCCTTTGAACTTGGTACAGATAAAGATACGTACTTCAGTTTTCGCCATGCTGAGGGCGAGAATCTGCCCCTAGAGCTGCTACAGCCGCTGCGCGAGCTACTGCGTGGTAAGACCCTCATGGGCCACAATATTGGGTTTGACCTAAAGTTCCTGTGGCGCGACGGCTTCGAGCTGCCGCCCAAGGTAATCGACACCATCGTCGCGGCCCACAGCTGCAACGAGCTGGAAGAGTCGTTCGCGTTGAAAACGCTCTGCAAGGGGCTGTTCGGCGCGCACGAGGTAGCCGAGGACACTGAGCTGCAAGCCGAGCTGCGCCGACGCCGCTTCGGCAAAGGGGACATCAGCAAGCTACCAGCCGCCCTGGTTGCTCCCTACGGCTTGGCGGACATCCGGCTCACTAAGCGCCTGTACATGAACCGCCTGGCCGAGCTGCGCCGCTGGAGGCTGGAGGAGCTGTACTATGAGCGCTGCCGCTTCCTTCTGCAACTGCTGCGGTCGGAAATCAACGGTCTGTACCTGGACAAGGCCGAAGTGGGCCGCCAGCAGGCAAAGATTGGCCCGCTCATCGCGCAGTATCGCAGCACCATCGAGCGCCTGGCGCGCGAAAAGGGTGTGGACAATATCAACGTCAACTCGCCGGCACAGCTCTGCAAATGGCTGGGCCTGGCTTCAACCAACAAAGTCCTACTGGACGAAATTCTGGCAAAGGAACCCCGTGAAGACATCCAAACCCTACTTGACTATCGTGCCATCTTCAAGGCAAACAGCACCTACTTTGAGCCGCTATTACAGCTCGCCGACGCTGACGGTCGTATCCACACCAACTACAAGCTCCACGGAACAGTCACCTGGAGGCTCAGCTCGTCCGAGCCTAACCTCCAGAATTGTAGCCGAGAGCAGAGCGGCCGTCTCTATTCTGTCCGTTCTTGTCTTGCTGCTCCTGGTGATACCTTTCTCCTGGAAGGCGACTACGCGTCGGTAGAGCCCCGCCTCACGGCCCACTACAGCAAGGACCCAGGCATGTTGGAGGCGTTCCGTCACGGCTACGACTTCCACATGAACACGGCCAAGTACCTGTTCAACAAGCCGAACATCGCCAAGGACGAGCGGCAGACGGCCAAGACATTCGGCCTGGCTGTCATCTACGGCCTGGGTGCTACTCGCGCCGCTAAACAGCTGGGCCTGCGTCACCGGAAGAACCCGGACGGCAGCTGGGAAGAGCACGCGGACCTGGCCTGGGGCTTCTCAGCCGAAGGCGTGTTGCAGCAGTACCCGTGCAGCGTTCTCAGCGCCGAGTTCTGCACGTGCGCCGGCAAGGCGTTCCGTGGACGCTACTACGGCGCGATTCCTGAGCTAGAACCGACCATGAAGGCGGTGCGGTTCAAGGCGCGCGAGAATGGCTACATACGCAACCCAGTGACCGGCGCGGTGCAGCGCTTCGACGAACGTCTGCGCAACCCGCACAAGGCGTTCAACGCCCTCATTCAGAACACCGCTGCCGAGGTGCTGCGCCGCTCGTTCACCAAGCTGGGCGAGATGTTTACGCGGCCAGAGGACCCGAAGATTGTGCTGACCGTTCACGACTCCATCGCGTTCGAGATTCAAGAGAACGAGCGGGCGTGGGAGTATGCGCGAATCATCAAAGAGGTCATGGAAAACACGACGAAGGTCGATGTTCCACTCGAAGTAGAGTTGAAAGTCGGCAAGAATCTCGCTAATATGGGGGTAATCAACGTATGAAGCAGATACCTCTCACAAAAGGAGTTGTAGCCTTGGTTGATGACGACGACTACGAGCTGAAGAGGCTGCACAGGCGTACGACATTGCTGCAAAGAGGTGTTTCGGTGTGTTTGCTAAGTACAACTTTGTGGAGCCCTTATGAGCCGTTGGGTGGACCTGTCTGACAAATCTGAGCTTGAGCGCCAACAAATCTTCAAGGCTTGCCTGGATAAGGCTTGCTACCAGTCTCAGGAGAGAGCAGAGAAGGTGGCTGAGCGCAGGACAAAAGAGCAACCGGGGCTGCAATTGGGCATCTACATCTGCCGGTTCTGCAACCTGTTCCACCTCACCTCTCATGCCGGTGATGGCTGTGTTCGTGTCATTGGCGAGAAGCTGGGTGATAGATGCGTAGCCTGACGTGTAAGAGTTGTATGAGCGTGAATCGACTGCTACTGGACTGTGACGGCGTGCTGGCGGACTGGATGACAGCCGTCAACGACGTGATTGAGCGGGCAACCGGGCGCAGAATCAGCCCAGAAGAGTGTGGCGGCTGGCTGAAGCTCAACAACCTAGGCTTCTCGCCCACGGAGCGGAAGTACATCGAGGCCGAGCTGAACGCTCCCGGTTTCGTCGAGGAGCTAGCCCCGCTCCCGGGTGCTGTTGACGGCGTTCAACGCATCATCGAGGAGGCGCGCTGCGATGTGGCCATCGTGACAGCCCACTGGGACAGCCCAACGTGGCTGTACGAGCGCAAGCGATGGCTCAAGAAGTGGGGCTTCCTCAAGGAGGGGAGAGGCATGGTCACCACACGTGAGAAATGGCTTGTCGGGCCAGGACTTTTGGTGGACGACAAGATTCAGAACGTGCTAGACTACAACGCAAAATCCGCAGGCGGGCATGCCGTGCTGTGGAAGACAAACTTCAACGCCGTAGACCCGGCGCGCAAGTTCACACAAGAGGTCGGAAGCTGGGACGAGGTCCTAAAGGAGCTGAGAGAGTATGTCAGAAACAAATAAGTGCTGCATCCCCAATGTCGAACATCACCCTGAGCTGGCTACGGAGGCGGTGTTCGCGCTTCCAGAAGAGGCCATGGTCGAGACGCCTGCGCCGGTTGAGCCGGTGTTCGGTGTGCTGGCTACGACCCTGGACGGCCCATCGCCAGGCGCGCTGACCAAGGCGTGGGACGCCGCGAAGGAGGCGAGCAACGCCCTCACACGCGCGGTTGACGCCAAAATCAAGGCGCATGTGCTGGCAGCGAGCCAGAAAGAGCACATGGAAGAGCTGGAGGAGCGGGCCTGGAAAGAAAAAGAGGCCGAGCTGCGTAAATACGGTGCCGTCAAGAACGTCACGCCGAGCCAGAACGAATTGGCCAACGCGAAGCTTAAGGCACAAATCGCGGCGGCCAAGCGAGTGGACGACCTGAACGCGCTCGCCTATCTGCCACCAAAGCTAGGAGCGGCTGTTGCAGCAGCCGGTGCTGGCCTCACCGTGGGCATGAAGCACGACGGTGGCAAGCCACCAGTCTCACTGGTGCCGCAGGCTCTGGTGTATGGGTCGGCGCGCGCGTTCGGGTTTGGGGCAAAGAAGTACGCGCGCTTCAACTATCGGCTGGGCATTCAGGCCAGCCGGCTGCTCGATGCGGCAATGCGGCACCTGTCGGAGGTTGCAGAAGGCAAGCAGCGCGACGAAGAGAGTGGTTTGCACCCACTCGACCACGCTGCGGCGGCTCTCGGAATGCTTATGGATACGTTAGAACGTGTCAAGCAAGGCAAGATTGATGCCAGCTTCAACGACCTGTACGTCGAGCCGAACTTGGTCAAGGCCGCGAGGCCGCTAGAGCTTGGCTAAGCTGACCAACACCCCAGACCGCAACCACGACGATAAGTACCCCACCTAGAAGACCCACAGACAACAGAAACGCAGGATGCTCAACCCAAGAGCGTTGGGAGCCTTTCAACGCATCCATGGTAGGCTTTACGATGCCGGCCAGGCTAGCGTTATCGGCTTTCAGCGTCTCGATGGTTTGCTTGAGCACGTCTTCGTGTTGCTTCATGAGGCCAAGCTCGCGCGCTAGGCTGGCGGCTTCGTCGGCTTTTTGAAGGAGCAGCCGGCGCACGCAGGCGATATCGTCGGTAGGGCAGGGCTGAACTGTGGGGGTAGCTGCGAAGACGTTAGCGCAGAAGGCCATCAACACGCAGACGCTCAATAACTTCATCATCGCTCAGCTCCTTGTTGCCAGCCTCGCGCGCGACACGGGCCGTCTCTTCGGCCAGGATGTCGGCAACGATGTCGATGCGCTTTTTGTCGAGCGCGTCAACTTTGGCCGTTAGCTTTTCGTGCTTCTTGTTCGCCAGCTCAAGCTCGCGCTTGGCAATCTCGACGTTCACTTCGCCGCTGCGCTTGGACCGTCCAATAAAGTAGACGAGTAGGAACGAGGCCACAAGCCCAAAAAACGCAACGACCTTTGCTTTCCAACTTTGTAGCATAGCTTACCTACGTCCTATGGTGATTAGCTCTTCACACGACTCATAGTTCCTGTCGTGCCATTCTCTCTTCGTTACACCAAGCGCTGACAGGTCGTACTCGTCGATGCGGCAAATGCGCGGGCGCGTCTCGTAAATGTCGCAGCGGTTGTTCGCCGTCAGGTGGGAGCAAGACCCGTCTGGGTTGATTGGCTCCTCGAACACGCCCGGTATATGAAACACGCTACGGCAACATGCGCCACAGCCAACACACCCAAATTTTTCTGGCTTCTTGGCTCTGTTCTGCCTTAGTTCGGCTATCAGGCGCTTCTTGCCGCGTCGCTCACGCTTTAGTTGCGCCTTTTCCAGCCTGTCGCTCATGGGTCAAAGACGACCTTACCAGGAACAGGGCGGGATTGCAAGTGAACCCAGTTTGGCGTCTTCTTTGGATTTTCCATGCACAAGCCGTGCTTTTGCAGCTCTGGCAGGTTCGCCATGCACCAGTCGGCCAGCTTGCGCTTCGGGTCAACGAAGTCAACGGCCTTGCCCTCCAGGTGGGAGGACTTCGGTGCGCCACCGGCCGCCTTGTTGGCTTCAGGTGTGCGGTAGCCACTGGAGATGGCTGGCCGAGCGCCGTACGACGCCAGGAGAGCAGCCAGGCGCGCTGCCAAGTCCCCGGCTGCTGCGACTACTGCCGCAGGGGCAACCGCTGCGCGCGTAGGGAACTTCCCGTCGCTGCTTAGGATGTCTTTGGACGAGATGACCTCGCCCGAACCAGTCGTGATGCCGCTCATGGGTTTGGCTTCTTGTCAAAAAGTTTCTTCACAGCCTCCGCAAGAGGCACGCCCGTGATGCTGGCTAGGTTCTCCAGCGCGCTTACTAGCTCGGTGCTGGCAATGAGGCCGGCTACGACCTTGAGCACTGGGATTTCTGGCATGAGCTGGCTTTCCGTCACGTACGACAGCACGATGGCTAGCTGGTAACCGAGCGTCTTAGTGATTGTTTGGCGCAGCTTCGCGCTGCTGAACGTCTCGCCGCGCTTCACCGAGGCCCAGATGCCAGTAATGAGGTCCCCCAAGACAAGGAAGCCCACGGTAATCATTGTCACCTTTGCCGGTGCCAAGAACAGTGCTACCCAAGCTGTCAACTTCACGCTCCATCCGACTGATGTATCCCAAAACGAGTTCATTTGGTCAGTACCCCATGCTTCCTAGTCGTTGGTTGAACGACTCCAGCTCATCCGCAATCGGGTCACTTTCTTGAGGCGGCCCCCAGACCCAAGTGCTTAGTGTTCCATCTTTGTTCAGCTTCCCCTGCTCCCGCGCCATTAGCGATGGCGGAAGCTTTGACTGTTCGAGAATCTTGGTCGCCAGCAGCTTGTCTTCCATCGAGGACACGCGGCCATCTAGCTCCGACGAGAACGGGCTCGGAGCCATGAAAATTTGCAGCATCGGCATCAGCGCGCGAATCTGAATCTCAGCCTTGGTTGGAGGCGAAGCGACAATGGCGTCGATGAACGGCGCGAGCTGTGGCATCGTCTTCAGCTGTTGGGCGTTGGTCTTGAGCCAGTTCTGGATGCCTTGTGTGCTGCGCGGCACAGCGCCCATCGCCACGGCTTGCGATTGCTGGCCGACGTGCAGGGCCTCGCCCATGCGCGCGCGCATCAGGCGACCTGACGTGGACGAAACACTTTGACCAAGTAGCCCACCCGCAGCGGCACCAACACCGGCTCCCACGGGACCGGCGACCATACTTCCCGCGGCACCACCGGCCACACTGAAGACGCTCGCATCACGTAGACGGGCGTTGATTGGGTCGCGGACGGCTTGTGCAGCAGCCTTATTCTCCATGACTTTGCCCAGTGTGGCCATGGCTCCATAGACATCGTTCAGCTCCGACATGCTGCTGAGGCCGTGCTGCTTGGCGAAGTTGGCGGTTTCGACCTCCAGCACGTCGTCAAGCATCTGGTTCGACTTCATGTACAGCTCTTTCAGCGGCGGAATCTGACCCGCTTGGTCCCAAGCCTTGCCGGCCCAGCCGCCCGTACGCTTCTTCAGGTCCCAGAGCTGTTTCAGATTGCCGCCCGTGCTGTACAGCTCGTCAATCATGCCCTCGGCGCTCTTGCTCATCGCACCGCGCATTTCTGGCGGCGTGTTGGCAATGATTTCGTCGAATGTCGTGCGCAGCGAGTTGTCGAGGCTGTCGAGCGCGTTCGCGGACAGCGCCTTGTTGCCTGTTGCCTGGAACAGCTGGCCTAGCTTGTTGGCCGCATCCACGCGCTTGACTTCCGCCAGGCGGGCAATGTCGTCCAGGTCCGGCTCCGTACCGTCCGCAAGCTTTTCAAACAGGCCTTGCTTTTTGAACACTTCCACGGCCTTCGCCGACTTGTCGCCCAGCGGACCCATGAAGGCTTTCTTTGTCGCACCAAGCGCAAGCAGGCGCTGTGTCACGGGGTCGATGGCTTCGCGCGCAACGGTGCCGATGGCCCGCACGCCCTTCCCGACAGTCTGCGTGGCTGCTCCCAACACGGGACCGGCGATGCCACCGAACTCCGCGCCGTGTAGCACGTCTGTAGCCGCTTGTCCGACCTCGCCCTTGGTCAGGTCCGCCTGCGAGTTTCCAAGGCCAGCAACAGCGCCCATCTTGGCGCCGAACATGGCCTGTTGAGCAAGGCCCGCACCCTTGGCAAGACCCATGCCGGGCATGAATGCGCCCGCTACGCTACCGCCCAGCTCGCCAGCGATGCTGGTCTTTGGGTTGGCTTCGTGCGCCAGGGCATAGTTCTCACGCGACTCGTCACGGGCTTGCGTGTAGGTCTTGTCCGTACCGATGGACTCTAGGAGCCCGGTAATTTCGTCGGCAAAGCCGAGCGACGCACCCTGCGCCGCGCCGCGCGCGAACGATTCCGCGTAGCCGATGTCGTGCGTCTTCTGTGCGCGCGAACCGTAGGCCATCAGGCCGTCGCCAAGCGCCTCGCCAACGCGAGCAGCCGGGACGGTGATTTTGCCCTTCGATTCAGGGTTGTAGAGGTCCATGTCGCCAAGAGGTTGCAGGCCGTCCGTTACGGCTTCGTGCAGCCGGTCGGCCGGAACGTCTACAATGCCCCCTGTTTCAGGGTTTCGCAGTTGGTACACTGACATGGTGGTTACCTACCGGCTCCCCACTTCTGCGTGAGGTTGCCGCCTTGTGGCTGTGGTTGAGCTTGTGGTCCCGCGCCGGGAGCGCCTTGTGGGGCTTGGGCTGGCTGTTGCTGCCCACCGCCGAATGCGGACTGGTACGATTGAATGGCGGCACGTTGGCCAGCTGGCCCGGCTCGTCGCAGCATGTTGTCTAGGCGCATTTCGCGCAGACTCTTCGCGTACTGCACGTCTTCCATGCTGCTGGTGTTACGTGGGAAGTACATGTTGAAGTAGCGGTCGTACTCTTGCTCGTTGATGGCCGCACCCGACTCGTCGCGGGCCGCCGCGTCTAGGAACAGCTCAACGGCACGCGCGTATTTCTGTGTGGTTGGGTCGTTGCTGGCGAGCGCATTCTTTAGCGCGCCCCACGAGCGGAACGAGTTGAGCAGGTCCGGGCGGTCCATCTTTGTCAGCACGTGCTGCGCGCCGAGCATGGAGCTGGCTAGGCCAGACACCTTGCCCTGGTATTCCTTCATCTCGCCGCCTTGCTCCGCAGCCTGTGCGCGTGCTTCGGCACGAGAGATGGCACCATCTGCCGCAATCTTGGCCGCCTTGAGGTGCGCATAAGCACCGATGTTGGCCGTGCGGACATGCGTAGCGTTGGCTTCGCGTGCGCGCTGTGTGTCGCCCTGCTCTTTGAGCAGCGTGAGGTCCTTGTTCGCCGCGCGCGTCTTGTCGTGCTCAGCCATGTTTTCGAGCTGGCCTTGGCGCTGACCCATCTCGCCTTCCAGAGCGTCGGAGCGCTGACCCAGACGTGCGGCCTCCGCTTGCGCTGCTTCGCGGTCTTTTTGCTTCTGTGCGATGAGGTTGTTGAGGCCCTGCGAGCCACCCTGTAGACCGCCAGCGACCCCGGCTGCTCCACCAGCCTTTCCGGCTAGCGCACTGCCCGCAATGCCGCCAACGATTGTAGGTAGAAGTGTGACAAGTGCCATCGCAATCATTTCCTCGGTGGACATGTTGCGTGCGTTTGCCGCCTCTTCTAACGACTTCATGCGGTCTTTATCGATGCCCTTTTGACGCTCACCAAGCGCTAGCATGCGCGCGTCTGGCTTGTCTTCCTTCGCCGTGGCAGTCTCGACCGCCTTGTCCTGTTCCTGAGCAGCCGGGCGCGATTCGGCGACCTTTTGCTGACTGACAGGTTTCTTGGAAGCACCCATATCGCTGTGGATTACCGCCTCAGGAGGCTGAGGAGCCGGCAGTTGGACAGCGGGCAGGGCTGGGGGAGCCGAAGGCGCGGCGTCTTGCAACGCGTTCAGGTCGATACGGTTGACGGCACCCTGCTCAGCAGGTGAACCGTCATAGCCAGCAGGTGAACCGTCATAGCCAGCAGGCCCCGTCACACCTTGAACAGGTGGGGGCGTCGCGGCGCTCAAAGGCGGCCCTACGAACTCGTCTGGCTTGATTTCAGTCTCTGGAAGCTCAACAGTAGTGGGAGCCGATGGGTCCGCAGGCGGGTCCCACTTCAGCTTCTTTTTCTTGCCGCCATCGGAAGCACTTTTGCCAGCGCTTCGTAGACCTTCCATCATCTGTGCGAAAACGTCGTCATCCATTGCGTCACTCGTTGCCCGTAAATTCCATGCGGGGCGCACCGTACTGCATCAGCATGCGCAAATTGTCGCGGATTTTGGCGTCGGTCGGGCTGATGTCTTCGGTCGGAGCCGGTGCGGCTGGTGCAACTGGTTGCATTTTCGCCGCAACTGCCTCGTTACTGTAAGGTGTATTCGCCAGCTGCTGGAAAATCGACAGCTGCGCATCTGCCAGCTTGGCGTCTGGGTCAGCGTCTGGAGCCACGCGCGCCATTGGAACTGGGGCCTGAGCTTGCGCTGGGGCCGCAGCAACAAGCGGCTGTGGTGTGACCTCTGTTGGCGCTGGAGGGTTCATCGCCTCGATTGGCGGCCCAACTGGCGTGTTACGCTCGGTGCGCTCGGCCTCGTGCGCGGCAGTCAGAGCCTTCTTGTTGGTGATGTCGGCGAAGTAGTTGTCGTGCGAGCGACGGTCATCGACCGCCTTGCCAGCATCGTTCAGCTGCTTGCGGTACTCTGGGTCGCCGCCTTGCCACGCTTGGGCGCGGTTGTTGATTTCCTCGTCCGTGTCCGGCGCGCGCGGCAGGCCCTTTTCGTCGCCGCCCTGGCCGCTCTTCCAGGCTCGGTATCGGGACAGGGCTGTGGCTTCCTCGGCGGACAAACCGCCACGAGCACCCAGGCGCTCATAGGCGGGTTGCCATTCTCGTCCCACGCCCAGTCGCCCAGACGTTTGGTAGAGTTTGACGCCTTCGGCTTCGGCGAGCGCTTTGTCCATCTTGGCTCGTTGTTCTTCACTCAGGGAGCCCCAGTCGATTTTGTAGAGGTCGAGTTTACCTTCAGCCATGTGCTAGCCTCGCTACCTTGCGCGCCGATGCATTGAGGAAGACGCGGTTCAGCGCGCGGAAACAGCGCAGGGTGATGCGACCGCGCAGCGTGCTGCGGGCACCTTCCTGGCCGATGCTGTAGCCTTCCTCGGCGATAAGAGCAGGGAGTAGCGAAGCGACGATGCGAGCAACCGCGGGGCTGACGCGCATCAGGCGAACGATTGGGGTGGCCCAGGTCCAGTACGAGCGCAGCTCGCTGTACGACAGGTGCGACTTGCCGAACGCGCGCGATGTTGCCAGCTGCTCGGAGCTGATGAGGCCCTGGCGCTCCGCTTCGGTGCAGATGATTTTGCCGCCCTGGTTTGCAGCCGCTTCGGCCTCGGCCTGAGCCTTGGTCGCAGCTTTCTTGTCGGCCGCCACTGTCTGGCTGTCACGCCATGTCTGCGTGCGCGCATCGTTGACTTGCTGCGTGCCAAGACCAAGCTGCGCCTGGTTCAGCGATGTGGCGTCAAGACCGGCCTGTGTCGCGTCGATGCCAGCAGCGATTTGGAACGGTACAGTCGTACGCCCATACAGCTCAGCGTTGGCCTGGCCGTTGTTGTACTGCTGAATCCCCAGCTCGGTGTTTTGCTGCTGACCCAGCGTGTTGCCGTAGCGGTCAGACGCTTGCTGCTTGATGGCGATGTTGTCCAGAATCAACTTGCGCTGGAAGTCGGCCTGTTGCTGCGTTGCCTCGGTGATGGCTCGGCCCTGAAGCGCCATCGAAGCACCGCCCCGGATGCCCTGCGCACCAGCAATGCTGGCGTAGCGCTCCATCTTGTTGCTCATGTCACGGTTGATTTCCGACATGGCTTGTTCGCGGGCCGCCAGCTCTTCCTTGGAGTCCATGCCCTTCTGGCGCTCTTTTAGTAGGTCCAGCTGAGCTTGGGTGTCAGCCGCGCGCGGGTCTGTCATGCGGCCCATGCTGCCATCAGCGAAGTGTTTGTTCGCCCAGCCCTCGCCCTGCTTCAGGCGGTCCCAGTATTGCGACTGAGCCGCAGCGCTGTTGTCCGCCAGCTTAGGTGTGGCAATGGGGGCCGGAGCCTTGACGGATACCGCGGCAGTTGGTTTAGGTGGCTTCGGCTGGGCTGGACGCGGAGCTGGGTCTGGGGCCGGCTGGCCGCTCGCTCGACGCTGTGAATCGGACATTTGCATAGGCGATTTCCTCTACCCAATAGGGTATTTAGTAATCCTTACTGTTTTCGTAACTGTCGCTTGTCTCTAGGGTCATGCCGGTAACGCAGATGTCGCCGTTTGGCTCGCTATTCTCCAGAACGATTCGGAGCGACTTCACTTTCTCGGTGCTGAGCGGGATGGTCTTGTATGGCCGCGACGGGTCGGCGTAAGGGGCCGATGCGTAGCCGTTTCCTGCGTACCCAGACACTGCGAAGTCTTCAACGTCCATGTCGTCCAGCTCGTCGCTTGTCCAGTCTCGCTGTGTAGTCACGTGTAGGGCGTAGCTCTGCCCACCTGTATCGACCTCGTCCGTTGCAAAAACAGAGAGACGTGTGTACGACTTGTCAACCATCGGCATGCCGTTATCGAGCCACTCGCTGTAGTAGCGCATGGTGAACGCCTTGCCGTTGTCGGTCCAGTTGCAGGCATCCGACATGCGCATGATGTTGGTGCCGCCCGATGTTTCGCGCGCGATGAACAGGAAGTCGCCCTCATGGGCCACACCGCCGTTAAAGCAGTCGATGTCCCAGACCGCCCAGCGCTGCGACGAGAAGCTGTAGACGAGTGTTCGCGACTTCATCGGCTGGTATGTGGTGCTCGTCAAGCCGTCTGCGGTGCCAGGCCCTTCAACGAAAGCCGTGCTCAGAGAGTACGTGTTCACCGCAATCGACTGGTTTGCCGAAATGAGCATCACGTTCTTGTCAGGCCAGTAGTACGAGGCTGTCACGACGCCCGCTTCCAGCAGCTGCTTACGTACAGGAACGCCCAGGTCGTACGAAATCGAGGAGCCGCTAACAGCAGCCAGGCCGCGGTTTGTAACCAGGTAGATAGTATCACCCACCAGTAATACCGAGCGCGGGTCGCGCGCGCCGACTTCGTTGGTCAGGGTGTGAACCTGGTACGTAGTGGCGTCGTCGAACGTTCCCTGCATGTAGTAGATGGCGTTCGAGGTGAACACGTACAACGTGTCGTTGATGCTGATGAGCGCGCGCGGGTCGCCGCACCCCGATGGAAGCTCAAACGCGTTCTCGATAGGCCAGTAATGCCGGCTGCTAGCCGAGGTGTAGGCGACCGTTGGAGGAACGGCAGCTGCGGACTGAGACCAGCCGCCGCTGCGGCGGTAGTCGGTGATGAGCGCAAAGTTGCGGCCTTGGTGCTCACAGAGTGCTTGCGTCACGTGCGGTGCGCCGTAGCGTGTGAATGGCGTGTCGATGTATTCTTCGGTCAGAGCCGAGTCTGGGATGCTGTCCGTTAGGTTGAAGTTGAACGTCGACGACTCGCTCGTTGGGGAGTCCCACAGGCGGTAGAAGGTCGTGCCACCAGCCTTCGTGCGGTACACGCGCAACCCCGTTCCGGTGGAGATGTAGGTCGTACCGACAGGAAGCGTAATGTTCAGGTTGACCTTGACGCGCGTGCCGACAATCGCAACAACTGTGCGTACGGTGCGAACGCCGGCAAGGAAGAACGTGATGTTCTGACCGACCTTGAGGCCAATCGATGTCACGCCCGTGTTGAGCGTTCCGCTGACTACGGGGAAGATGTTCATGTAGCTTGTCGTACCGGACGTTGTTGTGCCGTACGTGCCTGTCTGCTTGGCTGATTCGTTACCGTTACCAGTGCTACGTGTAAGCATGACGTTTTGCGCAGCCGTCACCACGGTTTTCGGCCAATCCGCGACACCTTCGTACACTTCGCCGTTTTGCGTGACGTTGTAGTCGGTGAAGAAGTATTGGTAGGTCCCGGTTAGCGCGCCAGCCGATAGCACGGCGCTGAGGCTCGATGTACCTGTAGTTGGGTTGCGAATGACCGAGGGGCCGCACCGAATGGCCTGGTTTGTGTCCCAGAAGCACACGGGTCCGCCGTTGCCACCGATGAAGGCACCAGACGAGTTCGACACAACGTCAACACGACCAGAGTTGCCGCGACCAAGCAGGCCGCCTTCTGGTCCTGGAACGTTTTGCGTCATGCGCATGTTCATCAGGCGATTGGTGTTGAGGATTTTACGGCCAAGACCTAGCTGCTCTGGTCGCATGCTTAGGAGCGGCTGAAACGCTTGGCCAAACGTGTTGTAGACCGTCGCGCCAGCAAGCGAGAGACCTTGAACGCGCGTTCCGTACGGAATCAGCTGCGGCGCAGTCATGTTGGTTGACAGGTAGTAATTTGGGTCTGAGCGGTCGCCAATGGCACGTGTGATGGCGTAGTTGTCGCCCAGCTGAGCACCGCGCACCTTCACCAGCTCAACCACCGAGGATGGGTTGGCCCAGTTTGGGTAGATGGCAGGCGCGGGACTACGAAACGCCAGGACTGTGTTGGAGTCTCGGTAGTTATCCACGTCGCTCGTTGCCTGGATTTCTGGCGGCGGTAAGTTGAAGTTGAAAGAGATGTCGGCCTTGTAGCGCGATGTTGTAGTGACGACGCCAAGTCCGGTGAAATTCTGTGTTACACCATCAGCAGCAGCCACGGCGGCTGGCATGGTGCCAGGGCGCTTCTGGAAGCCGCGTCCGTCCGGTAGCCACATCACGTTTTCTGGCAGCTGTTTGGACGCGAGTGGAACGCTCGAATCGGCTGGCTTCAGTGGAACGTCAATCAGCTTCTTGTAGGGCTCTCGTGCCATTAGATGTCGTCCGCATAGTTCATCATGCTGCGGTCAACAATGGGAATCGTGAAGATGTCCTCTTCCAGCTCCTCGATGGCGTCGACGATTTCTTTTTCAATCGCGATTAGGATTGGGCTGGTGTCAACAGACTCTTTGTTCCCGTCGCCGACCTGTGCGCGTAGCACGGTGTACTCGGTTAGGTAGCGCTCTGCCACTTCAGGCAGCAGCGAGTTGGTTGTTGCGTTTTTGCCGAAGACTAGGTAGATTCCGTCCGTGGAAGCATTGATTGCAGCAGCCTGTGCGGGCGTAGCGTTCCAGCTGATGACCTTCGTGGCCACAACGTAGCCCGTAACTCGAATGCCGGTTGCTAGCTGCGTCCCGGTTGCTGTGACTACGCTGACGTAGTCGACCCAGCCGCCTACTAGGTCATCCTCTGTTTCGTCAAGCAGCGTGTCGTTGTCGACGATGGTAGCTTGTGTGTTGCTCACACTCGTGAGCACAGAGCGACGAACGTCCAAGTTCGGGATGATTTTTTGGTACGTGACCTTGATGGCGTTCGTTTGCCCCGAAGATGGGTACGGCGACAGCACAAGCTGACCGTCCAGTAGGAAGTAGCTGTTTGGGTAGCCGGCCACAGACACTTCTTGGCGCACGGTGCGCAACTCAAGCGGCGAGTAGTTGATGGGGTTGCCGTTGTGCGAGTAAAGCGCAGCCACGACGTTGTGGCCTAGGTAGATGTCGTCGGTTGGCAGCGTCACGTACGGCGAGTTGGCAGTCGTGTTCGCGTACGCCTGCTTTTGATACAGCGAGCTGCGCGTCTGCAAAATCAGGTTGTAGATGCGGGCCTGTGCGTCGTTCAGGTACTGCACGAAATCCCGTTGCTGGACGCCTTGGTTGCGCCCGAAGTTCCGGTTGCCAGAACGTGACCTAGCACTCCTAATTATGTGGTCGGCACGGTGCTCAAAGGCCATACATGACTCCAGGTTTTTCCTGTTTTTATATCACCAATCGTTTGCCTACAGACAGCAAACCTCTTGGCTAATTCTTTACAAGTGGCTCCAACAGCCAGATAGTGCTTTATTAGTCGGACTTGTTCCTCAGCTAGTCTACTCATAGGATTTTTAGGTCCTAACAGGCGCTTTTCAGGTTGTCGGTTTGTGTAGTGATTTGGCCCTGTTTGTAACCTACCACGCCCACTAGCATCTTGTAAGTTATCAGCCTGTGTACCCAAGCACAAATGTGCTGGATTACAACAACAGGGGTTGTCACACTTATGTCTAACAAACATGTCACCAGTTGGTCCGACAAAAACCTCATAAGCAAGGCGATGAGCGTATACTGCACCCCTGTTTACATGCACCCTACCGTACCCTTTTTCATTGCGATATAGCTGAATCTCCCAGCAACCGGTTTCTGGCGATATGGCTACGTGACGCCAGAGATACTGGCGTTTATGCTGTTTTGTACGAAGCGTTGGCACTTAGCCGCCAATCATTTTGCGGATGGACTCAACTGCCGCTGCCTTGCCAACGTCTGCGTCTTCAGCACCAGGACCGGACGACGTGACTTCGTCTTCTACGTCCTCACTATCCTCGGTTTCCGACGTGCTTTCGTCGATGGCGTCGGCTTGGTCAGACGCACTGTCCCCCGTAAGGTCGCGCACTCGGTCAAGTGCGGACTGTAGGGCCTCTAGCGCCTCCGAAAGTCCTTCAATCTGGCTTGCCATTCTCCTTACCTCCGGCCCAGCATTGCTGAAGCCAAAATCTCATCCATACCAGCGCTAGAGTTTCGCTTGTTGCGCCACTCCGCGTCCCGATTTCCGTAGCCCTGGGACATTGCGTCCATGAGCATACCATATGCGTTCGCCTTACGTGTTTTGCTGTTCGACAGCGTGCTGTTGGACAGCTGCTGACTGAGCATGTTCTGCTTCAAATCGCGGTCCAGCTTACCCTCGCGCGCGTTTGCTTCGCGCTGCGCATCAGCTTGCACGGCCTGGCTGATAATGTTCGCAGCAGTAGCCACGGCCTGGCCTGCCGCGCCGGCAATGCCGCCAGCCATTCCGCCACCAGCAGATGCCGCCGCATCCGCGCCCATCGACAGCTGCTGACCATAGTTGCCCAGGTTCGCAGGCGCAGACGTGTACACAGGCAGTTGGTAATCCGCCGCAGAGGTTGCAAGCTGGTACGACTCAGGTGCCGATGCACCGTAGCCGTTTAGCTGCTGATTGAACATGTTTACGTAAGCCATAATTATTGCTTCCCGCCAAAGCGTGCGCTGTTCTTGGTCAGATACGCCCTAGCTAGCGAACCTTGCATGTCTTGTGCGGCTTGCTGCGTGCGTGCGGCCCCTTGCTGGCGCGCGGCTGCTCCTTGTTGAAGCGTGCTCATGACGCCGCCCAGAGCGCTTTGTTCCTGTGCGCGGTCCTGTTGAAGCGTTGCCGAGGCCGCTTGCTGCTGCGCCATAGATGTCTGGAGAGCGCGGTTTGCGAGATTCTGGCGTTGCTGCGCGTCGAGGTTTTTCTTGTTCTGAACGCTACTTGCAACGCCCGCCGCTGTCGCCGAAGCCGCAGCTACACCAGCAGCAACCAGGGCGGCGATGACGATTGGTGGGAAAGCGAGGCGCATGTTCCCCGTGTCGTGCGGGAACCAGAGAAGTAGTTCGGGGAACGCGACCGTGACGGCCAGCAGTATGCGATTGACTGTTGCAAGCATCATTGAGGAGGCTCCAAGAAGAACTTCTTGATGGTTTTCAGGGGTATAGCCGTGCCCCGGCACACATCAGAGTCCCTACTATAGCAGATTTTGCCTTGTACCATGCCCACCAGTTCGCCAGAAGCGCTCAAAACCGGGCCTCCGCTGTTGCCGGGCTGGATGGTGGCGTCGAGCAGCATGTAGTCTCGCGTAAAGTCGCCTGGAAGCGCGGCGTAGTCCTGCACACTACCAAAACCCAGGCTTTGTCGGCCGTTTGGGTAGCCTTGGACTGTGATTTGGAGCCCTTTCTCAGCATCCTGTGAGGCAAAGGGGCTCAGTTTCACAGCGTTGCAGGGCTTTTCGAGAGCAACCAGGGCGAGGTCGTAGCGCGCGTCGAAGCGCACCAAGTGTCCCTTGATGAGGTCCCCGCCACAGGCCACAATCGTCTCGGTATTCTTGACTACGTGCGCAGCTGTAAGCACCATCTGACGAGCCAACAGCACACCGCTGCCAGCCACATCGAAGTTTTTGTTGAGCACGGCCAAGGAGTTGGGAGCTACAGAGGCCAAAATGACGGTGAGAATGAGGTTCATGCGTACACCCTACCACAGGCGTTATGCCAATGCAACTCGACGCCAGCCGCCGTTTAGGTAGCTGTAGAAGTAGTAGGTGCCAGTCGCCATGACAGCGCCGCCGAATGTGACGTTACCCGACGCCTGGTTACGCACGAGAACGGTCTGCCCGTCATAGCCCGCGGGCGTGGTGACGGTGTACGTAGTGCCGGTGCAAACCACAAGGTCTGTAGCTCCGCTCCACGACCCCGCGCCAGAAAACGACTGCACAGAGCTGAGCGCGTCCGAAACGTTGCACACCGGCCCCGGCATGACTCGCCACTCACTGTTGATATAGGCATAAAGAGCCCAGCCGTTCTGACCAATCGACACGGTGTTGACGCCTGTTGTGGCGGATGGTGTGACGGTTGCAGGCGTGGAGGCAATGTTCAATACCAGCTTCAGCTGCCCAGCAACACCAGCTGCTAGCGTCATGGCCAGCGAGGAGCCGTTGAGAACGCTGACACTTGTGGCAAGCGATAGCGCGCCGCTGCCCGTCAGAGTTTCTGAAGACGCAAGCGCGATTGACTGTAGTAGCTCCAGAATATTGCTGGACGACAGGCGCAGAAGGTCCGTGGACGCAGCGCTGGCGTTAAGTGCGCGCAGAGCCTCGGCGTTTGCAAGCAAAATCTTCGTGCCGCGAACGGAGTCGTTAGCCAGGCCGCCAAGTCCAACCTGCGTACCATTACCACCGCCTGTGTGGTCATGCGCAGAAATCTCCGTGAGTGCCGCATCGGCCTCATCGTCCCAGTTGTTCTCGTTTTTTAGGGGCCAAGTGAAGTCGAGGCCGCCTGTATAGTTCTTTGGCATAGTTCACCTATAGAGATTTTTGCTGCTTACAGAATCCCCTGATAATACGTGCCGGCGTCGTTCAGGGCTCCGACCGTTGTAGAGCTGCCGTTGCGGTTGTACAGCCCGAAACCGCGCGGAACGCCAGGTGATTGCTGCTCGTTGTCAAGAATCTGCCACCAGGCCGCACCCTGGATGCCTAGGGTGTTGCCCACGTCAATGACTTTTTGAATCAGCTGACCGACGTTGGGACTGGTGCCATTGAAAGCCGCCTCATCTTGGGGCCAACCAAACTCGCCAATAATGACCGGCACGCGCGGCCCAACCGCCCGCCGCACGCGTCGCACGACCTCTGGCAGCGAGGCTTGAATCGCCGCCTCGATAGCCGCCTGGCCGCTCCCCCAACCTTGCTCCGTGACCTCGTAAATCGTCAGCGAAACCATGTCTGGTTGCACGGTTGTTAGCACATCCGTCCACATGCGATAGTTGAAGTCGTCCAGCACGCGGTTGCATTCCATCGTGTACCAAACTTTCCCAGAGCCAGACACTGTACGACACGCGTCGTACACGCCCCGCTTTCGTGCCGCGTGGTACGCCTTGTACTGCTTTAGCACGCCTGGCGAAATTGGTGTGTCGATTCGTCCAGCACCACCAGCAAGCTGCCAGTCGCCTTCCCAGTTCGAGATGATGAACTCCTTAGTAGGGTACGTCGTGAGAAGATGTACAACGAGGTCGTACACTTCTTGGTACTCGGCTGCGAAGTCTGACGGCCCCATGCCAGGGTCGCGCTGCCACGCCATGTCTGGCTGGCCCATCGCAAAGGTCGAAATGATGTAGCGGTCGAAGCCAGAGTCGGCCAGGGCATCCGCAATTGGTGTCTTTTGAGCGAGAGCAACCAGGCTCGCGGGCGCACTGCCCCAGGTCTGGTTGATGTAGTCGCGGCCAGCGTAGCCCGTGGACATGTAGAAGCGCAGCGTACGGAAGCCTAGCCCCTTGACGAGGTTCGCGCCGTACGTGAAGAAGTCCATCGAGCCGCTGCGGTCTGGGTACAGGCCGGCTGTATGTGTGCAGCCGTGCCACATCTTAGATGTACCCCTTCACAGCGTTGAATTGCGCGGCGCTGCGCGCGATTTCGTCTGGTGTAAGCACGCGGTTGTAGAACGCAGCCTCAAGAATCTGCCCGCCGTTGGCGTTCGATGCAAAGCCGCTAGCGTCTGTGTAGGCACAGCCGCCGAGTCCGAACGGAGCTGTTGCTGGAGGCGAGTAGCCGCCCGCCAGTGTCGTGGAGCGTCCAAGCTCGCTGCCAAGCGCGTACGTGATGACGCGTGGCACGTTCATGTCAATGGTCACGGCAACTTCGACGTACTTGTTGACGTGCTGGCTCTTGTGTGCCTCGACAGTCATGCGGTCGCCACTATCGTCCGATTTGCGCAGTCGGAACGCGTAGTCCTTTGCGTAGAACAGGTTGTAGTGCTGTGCGCCGTCGAATCCGCCGCCTGTGTAACCGGCAAAGAAGCCGCCGCTGCCGTCCAGTGCTCCCGTGTAGATGCGGAAGATGAACGTGCCGACGAATGTTGCGCTGACTGCGTGCGCTGCCGCGTTTGCGATACGGAACAGGCGGTTGACGGTGAGCTGCTTGTGGCCTGAACCGAACGACGAGTCGCTCTTTGTTGGGCCGCTACCAACATCTGAAACGCCAGTGTAAGCGCCCACGGCGGCTGCCCAGTTGCCGCTGGTCCAATCGTTCGCGTTGAAGCGCCAGATGGCGTTCGTGTTGGTGAGGGCCGCGAAATCTGTCGGTAGGTGAGTAGGTGTTCGCTCAACCAGACGGATGCCTGGCGTGTTCTGTGCGGTGCCGTGCGCCGTGCCCTT